ATGTTCCATAGATCGCATCTCAAATGTTGCGAGGTAGTTATGCGTCGTCCGGTAAATAAGTTCAAGTCCGCGCGTTCGTTTCGTAAGCAGGTAAACAAGACTCCTGTTATCAACGTTCGTCGGCCCGGCCGTGGTGGTTATCGGCTGTGAGTTGTTACCATCCGCTTCCGGCTTACGTTGGTCGCGCGGGTGGTTCTCCGGTCATTGGTTATATGCCGGGCTCGCGTCGTTGGGACGGTAAGAAAACGCATGGAGACTTTGATGGTGAGAAAATGGAGTTGCCATGCGGTCGTTGTATCGGTTGCCGTCTTGACCGGAGTGCTGCGTGGTCAGTTCGTATGATGCATGAGGCGCAGTTGCATGATTCTAATCTATTCGTGACGCTAGATTATGCGCCGGAGCATTTGCCTGCGTCGTTGTCGTTAGAGTATCGAGATTTTCAGTTGTTTATGAAGCGGTTGCGCCATGAAGTCGGGCGCGTCCGTTTTTTTGTGTCTGGTGAATATGGTGAGCAATTCACGCAGCGCCCGCATTGGCATGCGATTTTGTTTGGTTGTCGGTTTCCGGACGCTGTGCGTTACTTGAATGGTACTAGCCGGTCGTTGTTGGCAGAGACGTTGTGGTCTAAAGGTCAGGTGGTGATTGGTGAGTTGACGCCCGCTTCAGCGGCGTATGTAGCTGGTTACACGTTGTCTAAAGCTTTCGGCCGTGAGGCTTACGATGATGTGGTTAATCTTAGGACGGGTGAGATCACATCTCGCCGCCCGCCGTTTTGTCGTATGTCGCTTAAGCCGGGTATCGGTTCGCAATGGTACGCTGAGTTTAAGCGTGATTTGTTCCCTGCTGATTCTGCTGTTGTCGATGGTCATAAGCGAAAAGTTCCGTCTTATTATTGGCGTAAGTTCAAAGAGGATGGCCCTTCGTCGTTGGTAGAACAGATTGAATATGGTCGGTATCTTAAAGCTAAGGAGGTGCCTATCGAAGAAAGTTCGGAAAGGCGTCGTGAAGATCGTGAAGCGGTAGCGCGTGCGAAGTTCCTTCTTCGTGGACCTCGACAGAAAGGTGGTATGTGATGGCGTCGTTACAGGTGTATTCGCTTCTGGACCGTAAGCTGCGTGAGTTTGGCCCGCCGTTTTGTGAGCGGAACGAGGATACGGCTAAGCGGTTTCTTAATGACTCGATTTCGGCAGAGTCGGTTGTAGGTAAATATCCTGAGGATTTCGATCTGTACCGGTTGGGTGAGTTTGATCCGGAGCGTGGTCTGTTGCATGGCGATGACGCGCCGTTGTTGGTGGCTAACATTCGTGTTGTTCTCTCTCGCATGGATGAGGTGTGACGATGCGCAGTGGTAAACAGCGGTCGGTGAGCGCTTCGCATTACGCGATGACGCCCGCTCCGGATATTCCGCGTTCGGCATTTGATTTGTCGCATACGCATAAGACCACCTTTAAGGGTGGCGCGTTGGTGCCGATTTTCGTTGATGAGATTTTGCCGGGTGATCACCTGCGGTTGAAGTTGCATGCGTTTGTGCGGTTGGCTACTCCGATTGTTCCGGCGATGGATAACCTGTGGCTAGAGTCGTTTTTCTTTTTCGTGCCTAACCGGCTGGTGTGGTCGAACTGGACGCGATTCATGGGTGAGCAGCTTAACCCTGCGGATACTACGGCGTTTCTGTTGCCGCAGGTGGAGATTCCAATCGCGGCGTTTACGGCGGAAAGTTTGCAGGATTATTTCGGCATTACGATGGATGTTGGTGGTGCCGGTGCGTCTGTGTTTGTAAATGCGTTGCCGTTTCGGGCATATGCGTTGATCTGGAATCAGTGGTTTCGCGATCAAGATTTGCAGAATCCGATTTCGATTCCGTTGACGGATGGCCCTGACGCGATTACATCGTATGTGTTGCAGTATCGTGCGAAGCGCCACGATTATTTTACATCTGCTCGTCCGTGGCCTCAAAAGCCGCTTGGTGCTGTGTCGACTGGTGTTGGTCCGATGTCGTTGGGTCAGTACGCACCGGGTCAGCTGGATATTCGGCCGCAAGCCGGTGCGCCGGTGTCCGGTATTACATCGACTGGTGCAGTATCGTCGGGTCCGTTTTCGCGTAGTGAAACTGGTGGACGTGGTGTGACGTGGGCACGGGAGCTTGCGTCGGCGCGGATCAAGGCTACAGATGCGGCGCCTGATTATCCTGACGTGCGCGTGCTGATTAATGACATCCGCACGGCTAATATGATTCAGGCAATGATGGAACGTAACGCGCGTAGTGGCACGCGTTACACAGAGATTCTTCAAGGTCATTTCCGTGTGCAGTCGCCGGATGCCCGGTTGCAGCGTCCGGAGTATCTCGGCGGTGGTCGTACTGCTATTCAGTTGTCGCCGGTTGCGCAGACTAGCGCATCGGACCTGACCGGGTCAACGTCTGTGCTGGGTGAGTTGTCAGCGGTTGGTACTGCTGCGGTTGCCGGTCATGGTTTTTCGTCGTCGTTCGTCGAGCATGGTTACGTGATTGGTATGATTAACGTGCGCGCTGACCTTACGTATCAGCAGGGAATCGAGCGCATGTGGCATCGTCGCACGCAGTACGATTTCTATTGGCCGGGTCTTGCGCACCTCGGCGAGCAGGCCGTGCTCTCGAAAGAGATTTTCTCGGATGGTACGGCTAATGACCTGACGGTGTTTGGTTATCAAGAGCGTTGGGCGGAGTATCGTAGTAAGCCCGGCCGTATTTCCGGTTTGTTCCGGTTTAACAGTGTGGCGGCGCAGCTTGATATGTGGCATTTCGCGCAGGAGTTTATTACGCGTCCCACGCTTGGGACAACGTTCATGCAAGATCCTACGGGTGATATCCTGCCGCGTGTGTTGCAGTTTACGGGATTGCAGTCGTCGCAGTTCCTTGGTGATTTCATGGTTGATCTTCGGTACGTGCGGTGCATGCCGATGTTCTCGATTCCTGGTCTGGGTCCGAGGTTGTAGTATGTTCATTCTTTTGATCTGGCCGTGGATTATCGGTGGTGCCGCCGCGCTGGGCGGTTCGATTATCGGTAGTGCAATGAACGTGCGTGAGGCGCGAGCTAATCGGCGTTGGCAAGAACGCATGGCGAACACGGCACATCAGCGCGAAGTCGCGGATATGTTGAAGGCTGGTATCAATCCGATGGCGCGCAATCTTGGTGGCGCGCCTACGCCTGCCGGTGATCGTGGTGAGGTTGATACGTCTGCTGGTAGTAAGGCTGTGCAGTCGGCGTTGGCTGTTAAGCAAATGGAAGCGCAGGTCGCAGTTCTTGAGTCGCAGGCGCGTGATACTAACGCTGCGGCTACGTTGAAAGAGAATGAGCTTGACCCGTCGTTCTCGGTGCATGGTCGTGGTATTGCGTTTGATCGGTCGATCGATCAATCCACGATTCTGCGTGCGCAGAGAGATATTACGCTGACGCAGCGCGATAGTCTGGAAGCGGATTTGCGTGCGTTGAATGAGATTATCCGTACGGCGGAACATCCTGCTGTGACCGCTGCTGCGCGTGCTCGGCAGCAGCGGGACATTGAAGCTGTTGATCTGGATTTGCGCAAGTTGTCGCGCACGTTGACGGAGTTGCAGATTCCGGGTGCAAAGAATATTGCCCGGTTTGAAGAGCGGATGACGGAGTCCGCGACGCTTAAGGCGTTGTATCCGTGGATGATGGTCATTGGTAAGATTCTCGGCCCGGCTGTTAGTCGTTCCCCTCAATGGAGGTGAGTTATGATCCGTAAGGTTGGCGTTCCGTATGAGCGCGTTGAGACTGGGTTGATTATTCCGGAGGATGAGCCGCAGTTGGTGCAGCAACATCTGCGTGAGGAAGTGGATATTAACACGATTGTGCGTCGTTTTGGTCTGACGCAGGCTGCGCCTCCGGTTGTCGCCGGTGTGTATGGTGATTTCACGGGCGTGTATGATTACGAGTCTGCCCGTGAGTTGCTTGATCGGATTGACGGTCAGTTTATGCAGCTGCCGCCGGAAGTGCGCGAGCGTTTCGGTAATGATCCGGCGCAGCTGCTGTTGTTGGCTGAGGATGAGATCGACGGCGTGATCCCTGAGCCGTCGCCAGAGGCTCCGGAGCCTCCTGTAGAGTAAAAGGGCCCGTCCAGGGTGGCCTCGGCTGTTTGAGGCCACCCTGGACGGGTCCCTGAGCGCGTTAGCGCTTCTTTCCTGCCAAGGGATCGAGCGTCGTACGCTGGTCGTTGTAGACCTCGATGATTTCGTTGGTAGCGCGGATTGCGCTTTCCTGTCTGTCTCGTTTCACTCGCAGCATGTTCAAGAGTGCGGTCGCGTTCGGCCGCACCTTCGTGATGTGTTCTATTTCTGCGAGTGTCTGTTGTAGTGTTTCCTGCTGTCGCGCCAGCTTCTTGTTGGCGTTCTCGACTGCTTTCGTCCTGTCGAACATGTCCGGCTCCTTGCTTATGGTTTGCGCGTGCGCGCTTCGTGCGTGCGTATATTCCTATTGCAAGGTTTGTGCCGTTGTATTTTTGGCGTTGTTGCGTCATTGTCATGACGCATTCTGTTGCAGTCGTGCAGCAGGTGTTGTGGCGGTACCGCCACAGTTAGAGGTTGTGGACAACTCCGGAGTTGTCCACAAAGCCTCGGCGCGGGTTTTGCCCGCGCGGGTGTGCACACGTGTGGCTTGGTTACTGTGTGCTAGGTGACCGAGCTTCTTGCGCAGGTCGCCTTCTCGAGTGTACCTTGCACGTCATGGGTAATCGTCCGAGGTGGTTCAAAAGCTGGATCCAGATCTGGACCTATTCTGAGCGTTACCCTCATTTTGTGGTTGGTACACGTGATAATCATCGTTTCGTTTTGGTGCTGGATCATCCTTTCACGGTAGGCGCAGCCTGCGTCAGACCAAAACGACGCACAATCGTGTTAATATCCACTTCCT